CGTAAGTTTGAACACCACCATCTAAGTCTGTTACACCGTAATAACCCTTACCCATAACCAATGTTCCGTAAGCGATGCTAGAAACTGTGTTTCCAACACTTGACCCACGAGTCGCTGGTCCTTGAGTAGTTTCTACGAAACGACAACCATAGACTTTACCAATTTCACCTGTGTACAAATTATCTTGTCCTGGAGCTGCATACTGATGGAAGTTAATCCAAGTACTATCACCAACTAGATCCTCTGCAGTTTCAGTGTTAATAATAGCTAAATAATCATTTCCTTCGTAAGGAGGTGTGTTTAAACTCTTAAGTTTATATACACACTTTCGAACGTCAGAAACAGCTATTACGTTTAAGCTAGAAACACTAGCGAGTGGACCAGCTAGAACAACACCAATAGCAGAAATACCAGAGACTGAACCCCAAGTTTCGAAAACATCGGTAGAAGTTTTAGTGAAAATACAAGCAGAGCTTCCAGTAGTTGGAACGTGAGAAATACCAATTTCGTTTACAATAACTCTCTCAATAGTTTCACCAGCTTGTGCACCTAATCTCTCGGCCGCCATCTTCATAACATCTGTAATAGATGTTAAGTCAACGATATCAGATATAGCTGTGAATCCGCCAAATTGACGAATAATAGCTGAAACCTTATATGTTGAAAGAGCATTGGCTGTACTGGTTGGAGCACCTTCTGCAAGAAGCATACCTTTAGCTAAGCGCCTAGGTTGATTCCAGATAATGGTTTTTCCTTCACCAGCAGGAAGAGGCTTTTTTACACCAAACTGATAGTAAACTAAAGTTGGATCCATTGCATCTACCATGATTCTATCATAATAAGATTTAATGGTATTGGTTAGCGTAGTTGCATTTGTTGTAGATTCGATTGACCATGCTGAAGTCATAAAAATAATCTCCTATTAATTTACCTTAATACTACCTGTCGACTTTAATAAAATCGTAATTTTATTTTCTCGTAATTTAACTAGGTAGAATTTTGTTTGTTCAGTCGATGTTACTGAGTAGTTTTCTCTACGCTCGCTACATCTCTCTGTGTTAATCTTCGTTTTAACGTCTTACGATGACGGCTGATTAACTCCTTTACTACAATATACCAAATATAATATAAACTGTCTAGTCTTTATCTCTTAGGTAATGCTTCTTCTAACTCTTCAAGAGTGTATAAGAATTTTCCGTCTGCACTTTTGGCCATTGGATCTATCTCGTCTGATCCTATTGCAGAAGCACCAGCCTTAACTTTGTTTGCTCCTTCAACATTACCAATTTTCTTTTCTTCTATCTTATCATACGCTTCTTTCTGTCCTTTGGCAAATGATTCTCTTTGAGAAGTTTCAAACTTTGCAATCTTATAAGCATCTGACCAACTAAGAGTAGGACTATCTTTAATCTTATCTTTAATTGCTTCAGTAAACTCATAAAAATCAGGGTACGTATTAATGGTTCTGTCTAGATCCATTTGTCTGCTCATTTGACCGAGCTTTGTTGAAGATGTATCTTCTGCTACTTTTTTAGCAGCCTCAAGAATTTCTTTTCTTACATCCTCTTTTATAGATTCTTCCTTTACTACTGGAGCACCTTCTGTACTCTCTTCTGTTCCTAATGAACTGTTTTGCGCTTCAATAAGTTCTTTGTACTTATTCTTTTCATCTACTACATCTTTGAACCTTGAATAAGGAACTTTTTTATCATCGTCTGCTTCCTGATTTTTGTCTGCGTCAACCTTAACTATTTCTTCTTTAACCTCCTCTGGATTTAACTCGATTTCAACAGGTTTAATTTCAGGAGACGATTCTGGTGTAGTTATCTCTACGTTTTTTTCGTCTTTGTTTTCCATATTAATTTTCATTGTTTACGTGTAATGATCACGATTAATTAATATTCTAACTTCGACCTTTACTTTTATTTTTTGGTCACCTTTTTAATAATGTACTTAATCTCCCTTAAAAACCAATCTAATGATTCCATCTGTCCTTCTACATTAGATGCTTTATGAAAATCTTTTAACTTTATTGCTTCACGAAGATCTTTATTACTCTGGTAAACTTTCTTCTCTAACAGGAATTTCAGGTGTTGCCAACCGTTTGAGCGAAGCATTTCCACGATTTCCAACATTTCCTCCGAGGACAGCCCCACTTGCTCCTCCACTCTTTTCTGCAACTTCTTCTGGGACTCTAGTTGCTCCTTCACTTTGAGGTAAGAATGCTTTTTCTGTTTCTGTAAGGTCATATGTTTTAAGTAAATACTGCAAGAAGTATTTAACATTAGCACCGAGCTCTGCAAACGGAGCTACTGTTGCCAATAGTTCTCTTGCTTCTGCTCTGCGCATTGACTTGTTCATTGGTTGAGTCGAACCAGCCTCAACCGCAATGTCGTATTGTCCTTTAATCTGAGTTGGAGATACGCTTTGCCATTTAGGCCCACCATCCCCTAATATTCGAATCGTTACACTTTTGTCTATATATTGTTGATTCAAAGCAATTAATTGTTTCCCAAAATCTCTTAATGAATCTTCTAAATTATCTAACTTATATCTAAATCTTGCATTACCAGCTTCTTGTAATAACATAATCCCAGTAGCTGTTTCATTCCCCATTCCTTGCTGTCCTCTTACCGCATTACTTCCTTGTCCTTTAGCGTAATCAGTAATACCTGAAGCTTGTTGCATATCAGATTTAACTAAGGTCTCTTCGTTATAAGCTGAAGCTGTAACATCAGGAGTATCTATAGTCTCAATACCTCCCATGTCATCAGTATGAACTACTCCTCCTGCTTGAGAAATTAATTCATCTTCATCAACGTTAGCTCCCTTTTTAACTTTCCACATCCTATTCAAAATTAAAGTAACGTTATCCATTCGTTGATTCCTAATATCATTCAATTCATATTGTAAAGACTTTAATGGTTCAACTTCACCAACAGCCCAAAACTCATTAGGAATTTGTGTATCAAATAAAACAACAAATGGTTTTTGACCGTGATTATAAGGATTTTTTGTTGCACGAATAATATATTTACGATTAGCTAAAGTAATTAAACATTCTTTTTGAATCCCGTCTCCCTCAATGTCATACAATCCCCAATATTCAAATAATTCTACTTTCTTTTTATCTGGATCTTTTGGTTTACTTAATCCTAAGATTGAATCTCTTTGTATTTTATATCCATCTTGTGTTACATCTACGGTTAATTCTTTAGGAATAATATAATTTTTATTTGCTTTCAAATCATCAATATTTCTTTCTGCTCTATGAATTATGTACGCAGCATCTTGAATTGTAGTTGCGTCTGGATCAATATAAAAATCAAATAGATCCAAAACATCTGCTTCTGGTCTATCTTGAACTACATTTCCAAATTCTCCTTTAAAGCTCCAAGTAAGTTTCATAACCCCAACCCCATAAAGTAGCGACTGCTTGACCCAAAGTTTAATTTTCTTTTTCATATCCATCATATCCCACTGATAATCAAGTAACTGACTTGTGCTCTCTGCATTCGCTATATCATTAGGCTCTCTTGGAATAGCTTCAATCTTTGGCTTAGCTCCAACCATACGTGGCATGATTGTTTCTATGGTAGACCAGATATAAGGAATAAACAATTTTGCTCTACCCTTATAATTTTGTCTTTTAGAATCTATGATTGAACGATAGAGTCTATAAAATTCTATAAACAAATTAAACAATGGTTTTTGAAATTGAGCAGCCTTTGAAAACCTAGTAGTTACTAAAGCAACCACTTCGGTTTTTTGTTCAACTGTTAAATTAATTACCTTTTGTTTTTTCTTCTTAACTATCTTTTTCTTAGTCATATTAGAAGTATACGATTATTAATTGATATGGTCAATAGCATTTCCTAATATCCAGTTATTTCATTTCCTGAGACATAAGGTTTTGCTTTTTTATTTCCTGGAGTTTGTATAACATTATATGTGTTAACGAAATATCTCAAGGCATCCATCGCGTGATCATCTTCTTTGTGAGGGATCTCTGATTGAGATCTTCCAAGCTTTTTAACTTCCCATCTGTACGTTTGAAATTCTTTTATAGTATTAACACAATGATTAAATATAAATACTTTTGGGTTGTTACTACTAGGATCAATTCTTAATAGTTCAGATACTTTTGAGATCCCAGCCATCCTTCCTTCCTTTGATGTTAATCCTACAGTATTTACTGCTTGAGTACAATAGACTCCATAAGCTCCAAGGTCTTGCATTGTTTGTCTAGCGGATGGATCGATATATGTACTTCTAAAATTCTGTCCAAATGATTTTCCATTAATAATTTCTGAATGATATTTTGTAGTTTGACTAGAAATGTAATGCTCATCGTAAATATAAAATTCATGAGTAATTGGATTCTGCGTTATCCATAAACAACAAAATGGGTTCGAAAAACCTGCATCAATCGTTCTCCACCTAGCCCACTCTGCTGGAATTTGAAACGGTTCAGTAACATGAGTCTTAATTGAAAATTCTTTATATACCAATCCTGTAAACTTACGATACTCAGCTAAAAATTCTTGAGAGAAATAATCATCTGTCATTTCTTGCTTTGCTTGCTCTATCTCTTCTTTCTTAATCCAAGGATTATCATAGGTTGTAAAATGAAAGGTTGACCAATCTTTATTCTTAAGCGCTTTCATCTCTAAATCATAAAAATGATTATAGCCTTTAGGAGTTCCAACAAAATCAGCCCATCCAGCATAGTCAGCTAGCATAGGTCTCATGATTTCTTGCCATACATTCGGTTTCATTAACGGATATTCATCTAACACTGTACCATGTAGTCCAACTCCTCGCAAGGAATCTTCATTATCTGCTCCTTTAATTTCAAGAAACGTTCCATTACTTAAAAACAATGTTAACTGAGATTCGTTAGGAGGCTTTGCAAATATTTTCTTGTCATTATCTCTATATAGATTTACAAACATACGCCAAGCAATTTGTTTGGCTTGTTTATAAGTAGGTGCAACATACCAGAATGTTCCATTCTCAACTAAAAGACCAGCTATAAAAATCTTATTAACAGCATAAGTAGTTTTCCCAAAACGTCTTCCACATCTAATAATCTTAAATCTAGATGGATCAGCAATTATCTTAGCTTGATTAACATGAGGAGTGTACGTTTTTATATCAATCCTCTTTTCTAATTTGGGAGCCTCAAGAATATCTTGCACTTCTTTTTCTATTTTAGGGTTAGTTACCATTTAATTATTCCTTAATTAATTTAATTGCTTCTTCGTAAGAAATTAGATTGCCATATAATTTCCCAGATAGATCATTAGCTATATGTATTAATACTCTAGGATCACCCGAGTGTTTATATT